ATTTGCGAAACTACATGGTACAAAGAGGTTTCAACGATAAAGAAATCGCTGGTATTTATGATAGTCGTATATTTGATGTGGTTTTAGATGGCATGAGTCATCGCAACAATATGAATAGGCCGAAACCAAATTTGGCTAAAAAAATTGTTAAACCTACTCAAGTGGTCAAGCCAGGCGTTAAAGTTAATCAAGATGAAAAAATGAGTCAAATGAGGTTGGATAAAATTAATCGTCTGAAGAAAAGCGGTAATCCTAGAGATGCCGTTGATCTTTTGGCAAAATATATGTAACAACCAACAAGGAGAAAACAAATGGCTGTATTATTATCTTATGATACAAAAGGTAAGAGGGAAGATTTGGCTGATATTATTTATAATATCTCACCGTCAGATACCCCTTTTATGTCAGGCGTTGGTAAGAACAAAGCGACTAACACTACACACTCATGGCAAACAGATACTCTGACTGCTGTGGCTGCTAATGCGAAAGCTGAAGGAGCTACGATTTCATATCCTACGCTTACTTCATCTACCAAAGTCAGCAACTATACTCAAATTTCTTCAAAAGCTTGTCAAGTGTCTGGAACAGATGACTCTTTGAATTTAGCTGGTAGAAATACTGAGTTAGCATACCAGGTAGCAAAATCTGCAAAAGAACTAAAAAGAGATATGGAAAATGCTCTTTTAGCTAATGTGGCTTCTGCGGCTGGAACTTCAGGTTCACCAACAAGATATTTAGGAGGATTACCAACTTGGTATTCAACTAACGTCTCTGCTGGAACTGGCGGTTCTGGATCTGGGGGTGGTGCTATTAGAACAGATGGAACTCAAAGGGCGTTCACAGAAACTTTACTGCGATCAACTTTGAAGACTACTTGGGATAGTGGCGGAAACCCTAATGTAATCATGCTTAATGGTTTCAATAAACAAAAACTATCCTTCTTTACAGGTGGAGCAACTAGATTCGACAAAGCAGAAGATAAAAGACTTATGACTTCTATCGATGTTTACGAATCTGACTTCGGAACAATGCAAGTTATTCCGAATCGTTGGATTAGAAAAGCTAATTCAACTTCTGCTAAAAGAGGACAAGATGTTCACTTACTAGAAATGGATTTCTGGGCAGTGTCGTTCTTGAGAGATTTCAAACTTCAAAATCCTGCACAGACTGCTGATGCAGATCAAAGATTTTTGGTAGTTGAATATACTCTTGAAGCGAAGAATGAACTATCAAGCGGATTGGTTACAGACTTAACTACTTCGTAATACCTAACAGTGTAAGGGGGGTAATCTAAAAATCTGCTCCCCTTGCATTTATATTAACATTGAAGCTCTGAGATTAGATTAAGGGCGGAACGATGAGGATAAAAAAATGAGAACACTAAACGATTATTTTTTAACTGCAAAGATCGCAGACATTAGTACGGCATCTTCAACATACGTTGGAATACCTGATAGTGGAAGAGTCATCAAAATTATTACTGCACTTCAAGGTGTGATTGCTACTGCAAATGCAGCAATTACTTTTGAAATTGGTGGAACAGCTATGACCGATTCAGCAATTACGGTTGCTTATTCTGGGTCTGCGGTTGGAGATGTAGATACATCTGAGCCAACAGCAGCTAATAATGTTGAACAAGATGGAACTATCGAAATAATTACTGATGGTGCATCAACTAATGCAAGAGTGCTTTATGTAACTTTTGTTATTAGAAGATAGTATTTACTATTTGAAAATAGTATAAATAAAATTGGGGGTGGCTCTGACCTAGCGGTTTTTCCACCCTCATAAATTAAATAGGAGAAAAAGAAAAATGTACAATTATGGATTTGAACAAACCAGTACGGAGAATGTAGCGACATCAACTACGTCTGCTGCATCTGCCGCTTTAGGTCTTGCTTCAAGTGGAGTTTTCTATGTAAGACTTTGTGCTGACACAGATACTTATTATGCCATAGGTAGCGGTCCAACAGCAACAACTAGCAGCACTTTTTTACCGGCTGACACTATTGAAATAATAAAAGTTCCGGTAGGCAATAAAGTTGCAGGAATTTTAGCTAGTGGCACTGGTATATTGGGTGTTACTGTCTTAACGTCTTAATGACTAAACCCAGGTCTTATGGGTATGTTCATGTTAAGCAAACTAGAAAAAAAAGACCAGGTAGGCACAATAAGACTTATAGCAAACGTATACCAAGAAGAAAAAAAAGTAGAGGTCAAGGTTAAATGAAAAAAGAAACACAAGTTGAAGGTTTGCAAAAAACAACTTTTATTAACGAAGAAATGGATAAAAAAGTTGGTATCAAGCAAGAACTGAATGTTGATCCTCATTTAAAAGCGAATAAAGAACTCTACAATCACAACGATGGCTATTCTCCAAGTAGAGGACTTAAAAGAGTGGCTTCCATTCCTACATTAGCTTTGGAAATCTGGGCAAAAGAATATACTGGCGGAAACAATAATTGGTTTCGTCTGCCTAAAGAAGTTCAAAACAAAATTTTAAAAGAAAAATTAAACAGCAACGAATATAAATATTTTAGAACCGCACCAGGAAGATTATAATGTCACTATCAACTTACGCAGAAGTAAAAACATCAATAGCGAATTGGCTAAATCGTTCTGATTTAACTGATGAGATTGCTGATGATTTTATTAAACTGGTTGAATCAGAATATAATTCTAAATTAAGAATTAAAGCAATGTTAAATTCTGATTCTTCCTTTTCTATTGATTCGGAAACGGTAGCTGTTCCATCAGGTTTTTTACAAGTCAGAGATTTTTATATTGTTCAAGGTACAGTAAAATACTCCTTGACTTATATGGCTCCGACCCAAATGGACCAAATTAAAGGGGGTTCTACCACTGGGCGACCTAATGTTTATACTATTTTAGGAGATAATTTTAGATTTGCTCCAACGCCTGACACCACTTACACCGCAACTTTAAATTATTACAAGGCGATTGCCGCTTTATCTGATTCGGCAACAACGAATTATATTTTAACGAATCACCCAGGAATTTATTTATACGGCAGCCTTTATCATGCCGCTAATTTTTTAGGAGGAATTGATCCTAGTAAATTACAAAATTGGCTACAACTTTACCAAACCGGATTAGAACGAATTGAAAGAAACGATAGAGAAGATCAATGGAGCGGATCTCCATTACAAACTAGATCAGATGTAACTGTCGCTGCTGCTTTTGCCGATCAAGGCAGAGTAATAGTCAGTAACAACGAATAGGAAATAGATGCAAGTACCTTTTGGAGAATGGCTACCGGATCAACCCAAGTTTATGAATCCAGGTGCGAATATAGCAAAGAATGTTTATTTTGCTGCTAGAAGTTATAAACCTTTTCCTTCTTTAACATCTTATAGTACCAATGCTATTGCGGATTTATCAAAAGGAGCTGGTTCATTTCGATCAACAGGCAATACCAGTTATAACTTTGCGGCAACCAAAGAAACGATTTATCAATTATCAGCAGGAGCATTTACTGATAGGGGTGCTGGTGGAAAATTATTAACTACTTCTTATGCAACTTGCACCATTACAGTTACCGATTATTCAAACATAGCCACCGATTCAACGATTGTTTTAACGACAAATGCTGGAGTTGAAGTTACATTTACTTGTCAAGGAGCTGGTACAGGAACACCTGCTACCGATAAATTTTTTCATAACGAATCTAACGATACGACAGCAGATAATATTTTTACTTGTATCAATGCAAATGCTAATTTTTCAGCAGTTAATCCAGCGGCAAATGTAGTAACCGTTACTAGAGCAGCAGTAGGTAATGATAATCTTACTGTTACTTCTTCAGATACTACTAGAATGGCTGTTACTGATTTTGATGGAGGAACTCCATTAACAGGAGAAACAACTGATTTTATTACCTTCACACAATTTGGTGAATATGTTATTGCAAGTAATGGAGTAGATGCAGCTCAATATTATTTAATGGGAACATCAACTGCCTTTGCTGATCTGAGTACAATTGTTACTGCAGGAACAGCACCCGTATTTAAAGTTTCAGGAGTTGTTAGAGATTTTCTTGTAACAGGAAATATTACAAATACAACAAACAGAATTCAATGGTCTGGTATTAATGATATTGCAACATGGACAGGTAAACAATCTGATTCACAAGACCTACCTGGTTCTGGTGGAAGGGTAGTTCATATA